TCATCCTCGTAGGGCCTCCTCTGCCCCGTTCCGCTTCAGCCGCCCGATCGCGGCCCGCTCCAGATAGATCGCCCCGCTCTCGGTTATCCCGAGGCGACTGGCGATGCACGACAACGATTCCCCGCCCAACCACGGACTCAGCACCTCGCGCTGCCTGGCGGTCACCGCCCCCAGAGCCCAGCGCACGGTTGCCGAACTGATCGCCCGCGCGTCGGGCCCGGGCGAACGGTCAACCACATCGCCGTCTATCAGAGCCTCGAGGCTGATGGCGTGATCGGGCGACGTGGGAGAGCCGTAGGATTCGCTCCGCATCCGCAGCTCGGAGCGGATCGCGTCCCTGACGGCCCAGAGCACGCGGTTTGTGACCCATGTGTTCAGCTGCGCGCGCGTCGGGTCGTACGTCTGACAGGCGACGTGCGCCGCCATCATCCCGATCGCCTCCAGGTCGCCGGTCTCCAGCAATCCGGCCGGGCGGAACCGACGCGCGAGCCAGCGCGCCAACGGCAGCCATGGCTCGCTGTCGGTCATTGCGCTGTACCTCCGTTTGCCCCAGAATCGCCCGTAGGCGCGGCCTCGTCTGCGTCACGCCTGGTTGCCAGCGGGGCGGCCCCGTCGCCTTCCTGGGCCAGTCCGGCCCCAGCGGAGGCCGTTTGCGCCGCCTGGGCGATCTGCACGCTGGCCGCGGCGTGCGCCTGCTGGCCGTCCTCGTAGGCCATCGCGGCCGAGATCGCGCCGAACAGGACGGAGATCGCCGTCGCCAGGCGCATCAGGTACTCGGCCCGGTCCGGCCAGATGACGCCGCCGACGCCGGCGGCCGCGATGGCCACGCCGCCGAGTTTGGCGAGCTGGAGCTTGCGGTTACGCGGAGCCGGCGCTTCCGTTGGGGTCATGCCGTCTTCCCGCCTTCCGGCAGTTCCACGTGGCCCAGGTCCCAGCCCCACTGGTAGCCGCCGTCCAGCCCGTGGGCTTTCGCGGATCGGCCGATCAGCTTCCACACGGGGGACTTGTCATCCCAGATGGGACGGCCGCCCTTGTCGACGGCCACCAGGTCCGCGGCCTCGCCGTCGCAGTGGCGCGATCTCCGCCGCTTGGTTACGACCGCCTTGGGGTTCACGATCACCCACTCGCCGCTGGCCAGCTGCTTTCTACCCTTCGCCCAGTTGGCGGCCGCCTGCGCCTCGGAGCGCATGCCTTCCACCACGCGCAGGTTGTAGCCGTGGCCCTTCAGGTCCTCGATCACGGCCGTCACCTTGCGGACCAAGTCCGGCTTGCAGCCGTGCAGCTTCTCGGCGTTCGTCATTCGATGCCCCCTCCCTGTGCCCGCCGGCGTCTCCCTCGAGTAACGGCAGAAGCGCGCTCGTCAGCGTGCGTGGCGATCCCCTCGAGGGCGGAAGCTGCGATGCCGGCGGCGGCCGTAGCGTTGCCCTGGGCCTCTGCGAGCTGGCGCTGCAGCTCGCGGTTGCGCTCGAGGACCGGGCAGGTCCTGCATTCGGGGATCAGCAGCGGTGTCTCGGTTCCCATTAGGTGACCTCAATTCCAGTGAATGGCGCGCCTGAGCGTCGACCACAACGATTCCGCATGCTCTACGGCGAGCACGAGCATGGGACTCAGGCCGTAGCGGTATGCGAACTGGGTAGCCTTGATCCAGCCGCGGGCTTCCGTCTCCCGGTCGTGACGGGTCTTCTCGGCGTCTTCCAGATTGGCGATGCGCCCATCGTGGTCCACCAGCGTGCGGCCCTGGTCTGCGAGTGTCGCCAGGCTGCGATTGATCCCGCCCATCGCCTCCTCGATGCGTTCCACCGCCTTAGCGGTGCCCTCCTGGTTGGCCTCGAGGCGGCCCAGCGTCCTCTCGATGTCGACATGCGCGTCGGCACTCACTTGGTTACCTCCCAGATGGGCCTAAACGGCATCGTGAACACGCCGCCGCCCACCAGTTGGCAGGTGAGGCGCGCGGTCCATTTGCCCTCCGTAGCGCCTACCGGGTACGGCATCAGCACGCCGGGAACCGGCGGCGTCCCAACGGCTATGAGGGCCGTCGTGAGCGAGCCCGCTGTCGAGATGGTGGTGGACCCGTTGACATAATCGACCTGCACGCTGGCCAGGTAGGGAGTCCAGTCCGTGGGGTTTCCCGCCGTGTCAAGCACCGTCAGGAACCGGGCCGGGCCGGTGTCGCCCTCCCGGCTGCTGGCGATCTGGCTGGCGATGTGCCCGTCGAACGCATAGACCGTGCCCTGTGTCATCTGCGCCATGATTGCCATCGTGATGGCCGGCGCGTCGAACCCGGCGGCGGCTACGATTGCCCGGGCCAGGGACTGCACGCCGCGTCGGTTGAAGTGCGTGGTGTCCGAGGAATCGAAATGGCCGGAGGCGATCCCGGCGGCGCTGGTGCCGCCCCAGAGGTTCCAGCAGTCGATGATCGTTGTGTTGGGGTTGGCTGCCAGGGCCGCGTTGGCCCCTGCGGTGTGGTAGGCGTGCAGCGTCGCCCCGGTCGCGTCCGATCCGTACGCGGGCGGAATCACCCAAATCTGCGGGATTCCGAGCCCGGCGCACGTGGCCGCCATTGTGCCGGCGTTGGCCGCAAATGTCGCCTGCGACGACGCGCCGTAATCGTTGGCACCCAGGAGAGATAGGAACAGGTTGGGGCTATGCCCCATCGCATCGCAGAGCAGCAACTGCCGGCGGCGTTCGTCGTTCGATGCCCGCGTGATGACCTTAGCGAGGCTGTCTCCTGGTATCGCCTGGTTGGCGAAGAACACGCCCGCCGCGTCATCGGTCCAGGTCAGGATGCCCTCTATCTCTCCGGCGCCCGCCAGGCCCACGATATCGATCACGTGGTCACACTGCTCGCCCAGGTCGTACACCGCCGTCACCTGCGTTGGGTACCGGGTCGCCACGTTGGCAACCGCGCATGAGGCAACCGCTACGCCGTCCGCCGTGATCGAGAACGATCCCGTGAAGCCCGTATAGTTGCCATAGACGATCTGGATCTTCCTACAGTCCTGCACGTGGAACCGCAGCGCGTCGGTCGGGGTCGCTTCGGCAAACCCCCAGTTCCACGCGCCTCCCGGCGCCGCGGGACCGGCGCTGCCAGACCACCCCTTGGGGATAGGAGCATCCTCCACCGAGTCCGTTGGCCGTGCCAGGAGCACGCCGTTAGACCCGATGTACATGCCTTGAAAGGCCCACACCGATCCGTTAGCGTCGGTAACCGTGCCACTGGATGTCGGCCAGCTGGGCTCCGTCGCCGGCATCACAGCGGGGCTACCCACCGTTGTGCATTTGTAGTAATAGGTCCAGCGGGATGAGGGCGCAGCGTGCGACGGCAGCGTGTACATGTTGAGCGTAACCGGCCTGGAGGCTTTCCATGGGCTCGCCACAACGCCATCGGGGATCGTGGCGTCCAGTGTCGGGCTCATCGCCACGGGACCGCCAGTGGTCCATATGGTCAGCGTGCTCCCGCCCATCAGGACAGGCGCATCATTCGTGGACGATTCGGATACCTGGCGGTAGCAACCGGATCGCCCGTATTTGCCCTCCAGCAGGCGCTGTATCTCTGAGCCGAGGCCTCGGTTTTTCGGCAGCCAGCGCGCCCCGTTACCAGGGGCCGGACCGGGAAACGTTCCGGTGGAATCCCCCTGGAAGATGATGCTGACTTCGCTGCCAGTTGCCCGGGCAGACTGGAGGGCGGAGATGACGCCGACGAGGGCGTTAGCGTTGGTGACTATTGGAGCAGACATGGATTAGTTCCCCGCCGCAAACCATGCGGCAATCGCGGCGCTGACGGCGGCGTACGCCTGCCCAACGTCGCTGTCAGCAGGCTCCCCGCGAGACGATAGATAGGCGGCATACGCCCGCGCCTCGCCGAGCGTCATATCGCCATACACCTTCGCCGTCTGGTTGATGGGCGGCGTGAGAACAGCAAACGTCACGCCCGAGACATCGACCACCATGCTCCCGTCCGATTCGCGCTGCGTCTTGGCGTCCGCGAGCACGGCTTCGCGCTGATCGTTGACGGCGTAGAACCGGGCGCTCACCCCAAACTGCGTGATGTCGTCGCCGTTCGGCTTGACGTTGACGACGAGGGAAGCGCTAGCGAACATTGCTGGATCGAACATAGTCGTGTTTCCTTACTTGCTGGACGTGACGTACCAGGCGCTTACGCCGTCACTGTCGAGGGTGATTGTTGAGCCTTGGGCGGTGAGCGTGCGGGTCGTTGCCCCCCACGCTCCGGTTTCGTTGATCGTGTCCGTGCCCGCCCGAGCGACGGTGATCGTGCCAGTGGCGCCAGTGTTGACGATGACGACGTGGCGGGAGTTGCCAGCGCCGAGGTAGTTGGCCGCAGGGAGGGTGATCGTCGCTCCGGCCGCAGCGTTGCAGGTCACGAGCGTTTCGTTGACGATGGTGTAGGATGCAGTCTTCGCGGCCACGGCGGTGCCAACGTTGTCCAGATAGGCTGTCTTCCAGCGCCTGTCCAAGGCGCCAAGGTCGCGTGTATCGGAGCCATCCGGGATCAGGAGCCCACTTAGAGTGGCCGTCCCGCCAGAGAGTTTCAGGCGCTCGACGGGAGTCGTAGAGCCGGGGGCCGTCACCGCGAAACTCAGGTTTGTACCGCCATGCGTTCCGTCCTGAGCCTCTGACGTGGTCGCCTGAATGTAAGCGGAGTCTGGGTATGTACTGCCGTTGTACGCCTGAAACGCCAGCTTGCCAACGTTCGTACTCGTGGGGCATGAGGTGCCGGAGACGTTGCGCCGGAATGTTATAGACGACGCCGCAGACAGAGTTGGGGACGGCTGTGACGCGGAGAACATTCCGTCAGTCCCAATGCGCGACAACGTGGTGCCAGACGGGTCTTTCCACTGCGTCAAATCCGCAGTTGGAGAGGCGTTCGTGTTCTGGACGGTGAGGGCAACGTTGGATGCGGTGCCAGTTTGGACGGACGTTCCCGCGCCGAGAGATACGTAGCTGGCGGCAACTCCCGCCGTCGCCTTCATGGCCGTCAGCGACAGGATTCCCGATGCGTCCATCCCGGCCACCATCGAGCCGCCGTTGTCCTGCCATTCTTGCAAGCGTGCCGCCCCGTTATTTGTGGCCGATCCCGCCTTGACCACAACCTTCGTTGACGTGGGATCGCCCACGAACAGGGTGCCCGTAGCGTTCGTTGTCGTTGGCGCGACGTGGAGGGAGTAGGTGGGGGTATATGTTCCGATACCGACCGGAGCGCCTCCTTCGGGATTGATGACTGTGGGGTTCCAGGACACCCCATGCTCCCCGGAGTACACCACCCCAACTCTAGTGCTCACCGTGCTGCCGCCAGCCCATCCCAGCGTTATGCCGAGTTGGCCGGACGCGTCGGCCGACGATGCGAAAAACCCATCATGTACGCCTGTAGCAGTTTTCAAGACCCCGCCCGGCGACACCGCGTGGACAACCGCTTGGGGGGATGCCGTGCCAATTCCGACCCAGTTGTGCGATGTGTCCACGTTGAACACTGGGGTCGTGGACCCCGATGGCTGCACTTGGAACGCCGTGGTCGAGTTGCTTGCGGGTTTGAACACAGTGGCAGACGCCAGCCGTGGTATCGTCGCCGGGATCGCCGCGTCGGGAACCGTGCCCGTGCCGGTGAGCGATGAGGGCAGCACGCCGGTCGTCGGAAGGTCAGCCGCCGTCAACGCGGCAAACGTCGGCGTGGCGCTCGCGGCGGTATGATTCCCCAGCATCGCCCGAGCCGCCTGCGGTTGCGGGGTCAGCGTCACCGTGCCGTTTGTCTCGGCGCCCACCGAGTAGATCACGGAACCGGGTATCGACAGGGAGTGGACCACGCCCGTTAGCGAGGAGCCCGAGCCCGTGAACCAACCGCCGGCGAATCCAGGAGCGTTAATGCCGACGCTGGAAACCCAGCGTGAACCGCCTTCGTCGTATGCAATCGTCTCTCCAATGGCGGACAGCGATGCCGCCGGCCCACTGGATGTCCCGGTCATGCGCGCGGCCGTCACGGCCCCCGTCTGGTCTACCGCCGGCGGGTGCGTCGTTGCCACAGGGGTCACGCCGCCCTTGTCGCTGTAGACCGTGGCGGCAACTTCCCCCAGCAGGTCGCCGGTCCCACCGATTGCCGATCGGTACACCCGGTACGCAGTCGCCCCGGTCACAACGGGCCACGAAAGGCGCACGTAATTGGAGGTCGTCAGCGCCGTTGGAGCCGTCGTCACATTCACGGTCGCCGCCGTCGTCTCCAGACCGCCAGCAATGGAAGTCACCTGGTAGCGGTACGATACCGATCCCGCCGTCCCAATGATGGACGCCACCGGAGCCGGCTTGCCGAGCGATTGGACCGTGATGCCGTAGGTCGTCAGACCGGGCACGCTTCCGGTCCCGTTCGCGCCCAACCGGCAGCCGCCCAACACCCAGGCCCAGGTCGGATCCTGCGACAGGTCGGACGGTCGGTACTGCACGGCCGAGCGAGCGCAACATGCGACCAGCAGAGCCCACCAGGCTAGGGCGATCTTCACACGATTTCGCGTCACGACATGCCTCCAAAAAGCGAAAACGGCGCCCATCCCCGCAAGGGGATAGGCGCCGGGTCAAACCTCTGGCGCAACAAGCGCTATGTATCACCCCAATTGTATCACAGGTCGTTCGCTATGGGAAAGCAACAACCGACCAGGCCCGCGACGCCGGGTCGATGGCCGCCGCCGTGACGTTCGCCACCCGGATCCGCACCGTGTCCGCTGCGGATACCCACGCGCTCCACACCAGACCCGCCTCGATACCCGCCGCTGGGCTGGCGATCGCCGGCTTCCCCGCCGAGGCCCCGGTCACGGTGACGGTGAGTTCCGCGGCGGATCCAGCGGCAATGCTGGCGAAGTCCAGGGTCGCCGCCGCCCTCAACGGGTAGATCTCCGCGAAGTTCGCGTTGATCGCGCCGACCATCACGTTCCACTTTGCTACTACGTCGAGAGGGCCATCGCCTGTCTCCACGCCGTCCGCTACCCGCCTTGCCATCCCCTACCTCCTAGTTCCAGCTTGCCCCGCTGTCCGTGCTCGTTTTGCTCTGCGTGTTCGTTCCGTCGCTGTAGGCCAGTTCCATGGCCCCGTCAGCCCGCCAATCCAGCGCCGCCGTCTGCTGCGGCGCTGTCTGCTGCGGCGCTGTCACCACGGCCACGGTGCGGATAACGCTTCCGTACCCGTCGCGCACCTGCACATAGATGCTGCCGCCATTCCAATACGCCACCGCCTGGAGCACGTGCCCGGGCGACCAGCGCGTAAACGCCCTCGATCCTGTTGCCACCGTCGCCTCCGTTCCCGCGTACACGTCCCTCAGCTTGATCGAAGTGCCCGACGTATACGCCGCCTGGATGGCTCCATGCGCGTCCGTGGTCACGCTGGGGCCTACCCCCGTCCAGCGCGCGATCTCCATCCATGGCCGGCCAATGCCTGGCCGTCGCTCCACCACGCACTCGGTTCCCGCCGTGCGCCCACGCAGCATCCAACCGGGGCCGTAGGCGTGCAGGGAAACCGTCAGCGCGCCCGTGGGATCCGTATCGCCTCCGCCTCCGGTTGGCGGGTAAACCGTCCCGTCTGAGCTGGCGACGTCGGCGTAGTGGTAAACGATCAGGTAGCCGGAAACCGTCTCTTCCCACTCCTGCCCGACGTGAACATCCCAACCGCTCACATCGTACGCGAATAGCCAGTATGTTCCGTCGAAATCGTAACCGCTTCTGGCCCAACCGATGCCAACGCGCCCCGCTGGCGGAACGGAACCATCCCAACCAGCCGGACTGTACTCGAACAAGCTTCCAGCGACAAGTCCGCCGTCAGGCCCCGTCTCTGCCGCGTGGCCCGATACCGATGCAGTGCTCCCCATCGGCACATCGCCATCCCAAGCCCCTACGCTCTGACGAGAGCTAAAATCAGCGAACTGGCCAATGTGGGAAACCGCCGCGAAGTGGTTCGGAGTCCACATCGCGGGCGGATCGCCGGAGACGGCGTAGGACAGCCGCCCGATGATGATCTCGTTTGAGTAGCGTTCCCCGGCGTAGGAGTAAGGCGCTGCCAGATCGGGATACTGGCTACCGCCTTCCACGCCGCCGGTCACGGGATATTCGGGGGCAGCCAGCGGCCCCGGAAGCAGCGCCACATCCTGCATGCAACGCTCACCGTTCAGACCACCGACGTCGATGATCTTGTAACGCGTGCCCCACGTGCAGTAATGCACCTGGGGCGCGCCGGCCTGGATGCCTCCGCTCACAGCATCACCCAATGCTCATCCGGGTAGAACCCATCCAGCCCCCACTGAAACGCGTGCACGCCGTTCCCGCCGCCGGCCTCCACTGGCACGCTCATATCCACCGGCGCCTCAGTGTTCGGGTGGCTCAGGTAGCGCGCCAGCAGCGCCTCGTTGCGGGCCGCGTGTTCGGCGTTGATCGGGTATGCCACCACGCGCACCGAGGCGCTGGAGCCAACACGCTGGCGAAGCGCATGCAGTTGCGCCGGGCTTAGGTTCACAGGAAACGCTCCAATCTACCGCTCATCCAGCGGACTATCTCGCCCTTGCCTTCATTCACGGGTTCAAAGGAAAACTCCTTGAGCACGTAGGATATGCCATCCACAACCACGCAATCGCCGTAACGCAGCCACGGCAGCCAGTGGCACTTGAAACCCACGGAGAGCCGCGCGCGGCACACCCATGCCATCCATTTGCAGGCCGCGTTCACGTCCGCCTGCGTGCATAGGTTCGCGTCAGAGAGCAACAGCACGCGGCGCTTGCCAATCCAGTTCAGCGGCCGCGCCGATGGCGTCAGCGCCGGATTCTGTGACGCGCTGTCCCGATACCACGCCGTCAGTTCCTTCCCCGCCGGGCTCTGCCCGATCACCAGCACCTCGTTAGCCTCGGGCGGAAGCGTCTGCTCGTCCCACTCGTTGATCGTAAATCGGTCATCCAGCGCCGCCGCGAACGCCGCCTCCGTCGTGGTGTACAGGTACGCCGCCGGCGTTGCACTCAATCCATAAGGGTTCTTGAACCGGAACTTGACGACGCTCCCCACTCGTGCGAAATCCATCACCCATCCGAGATAGGTGTTTCCCCACGAGCGCAGCAGGTCGCCCGCCGGCGTGGCGTCGTCTCCGTGGAAGGCCGCCTGGTCGGTCCCGCTCGTGTGGCTGCCCTTGGACGGCAGGCGGAAATCCGAGTCGTCAATGTCCCACTCGGACGATGACCGCCCGCAGTAGGCCAGCACGGCCTTCATGGCGTCGGTCAGCCGCCACCCGTCAAAACGCTCCGTGCGCGGCAGGATGTATCCGTTGAGGTCGTTCCATTCGTCTTCACATCCAAACGTCACGCGCCCGCCGGATCCGGTGCGGATCGACGCCTGCGGATCGGTAGCGTACCCCCGCCATACCTCATCACTCCCGCATTTGAGCGCCACGGCGAAGTTGCTCATCTGGCGGATCGCATCCGCGTTCCTGAGCGGCAGGGAGAGCGAGGAACCGCCCTCGCGGACGTCCACCCGCAGCCCTACCAGCGCCTCATGCATCCATGTCGCGTCCGCATTATCGCCACGGCTGGTCACAGTCGCGGGGATGTGGAACCCGGTCGCGTACAGCGTCGGGGTGCTCCGCCGGTCAGTGGACGCCGTGAGAACCGCGTGCAGCGGAAACGTCGATGACGCCGCCCAGCCCGGCGCGGTCACCGCCACGGTGGACCCGGACGGCGCGTCCTGCCAGTGCAGCGGATGCCCGTCCGGGTCATTCCATGTCGCCGCATGCGTCGGCGTGTACGGTAGCTTTAGCGTGGCGTCCATGGTCCCGCTCGATTGAAACGCCGCCTCCGTCACCTGCACGCTGCCGCGCGTGGCCAGCGTCACCCGCACGGTCCCCGTCGCCACCAGCGGATCGGCGGCATCGCTGGCCACGTGGTCGGTCTTGCCGTCGTCACGCGCGTCATCGAGCCAGGAGAGAGACTCTCCGTTCCGTCCAAACACGTACAGGCAGCGGCGGTAGATCGGAGCGATCCAGAGGCGGGCCAGCCGCCCTGGCAGGCCCTCGCGGAACAACACGCCGGATGCGCGCTGCTGAAACGTTGCGGACGTGGAATCGTACTGATAGAGGACGCCATTCCCAACGCCGTCAACGGTCAACTTCCAGGCGTAGGGCGCCGATGCAGCGCCCCATTCAACGGTTAGGAGCACGGCGTTGGTCAGCAGGCCGAACAGGTACGCCTCAATGACGATGTGCGGGTTGGCCCGTAGCTTGCCGTCAGCCCCGCCAGTCCAGTTGGCTCCCGTGGTGCCGAAGCTCCCGGCCGCGCCCGCCAGCGAACACCAATAGTCGGTATCGGTGCTCTGCTTCACCGTGTCCCATGCGCCTGAGATGGCCCCGAAATCGGTAATGGGGTGCCGCGCCCACACGGTCCCCGCCGTGGTCGTGTCGCGCCAGGCCGGGTCATACTGGATCGGCTGGAGGAATACGCCGCGCCTATCCGGCGTGGTGAACAGATTGGCCGTGCTCCAGTTGACGCCGGCGGCCCCGATGTGGTCCCCGACGCCCGGCTCATCCACCGCCGGGGCGGGCGTATCCAGGTACAGGCTCAGGCTATCGTTGAGGTATGGCATTGGATTATCACACAATCAGGCAAGGAGGCATGCCATGGAATCTGAATGGGCAACGTGCCCTCGTTGTAACCGCCCGGTAAGATCATTCGTGCTTAGCCAGTATTCCGTGTGCGAGACGTGCTATGAAACCGAGCACGGCGTACCGCCCGGGGCGCCGATCCCGCGTGTAGAACCGGAAAGCCCAGCGCCTCCGACTCCGGCGCCGCCACGCTCAACCGGGCGCGGAATCTGCCCAGCCTGCGGCGGACTGGATATCCGAGACCGGAGCTTGGGAACCGGAACCGCCACTGGATGCGCCAGGTTCGTACTATGGGGGATCCTCGGCCTGGAGTCCATAGGGCTCATCACGGCGCTCGCCACCATCAACCTGCCGGCTTTCGGCTTCATGCTCGTTCTCATTGCCATCGGACTCGTTGTTCTGGGTTTGCTCCCGAGCGGTACCCATCACCGTTGGTGTGTCCGATGCGGGCATATGTGGCCGATCTAGACTCCACTCAGCGCCGCCTTGAGCACGCTCAATGTGGCGCGATCGGTAAACATCTGTTGCAGCACGTCCTTGATGCCGGACTGAACGCCCTTTACGATGCTGTCCGTGCTCTGGTTGCGCCAAGTCAGCGTGATGGCCGGCGTCCCCTTCCCCGTCGCTGTCGCTACGCCCTTCGCCCACTTCTGGGCAAACTCGCCGCCGCCCAGCAGGAAACGCTCGGCTGTGCCGGTCCCCTTGCCCGCGCCGTAGCCCGGCATTCCCGTCATGTCCACCGGGCGCGTGCCGCCTCGCCCGCCCTTGATCTCAGGAGCGATAAACCCGCCCTGCCCGTTCGTAAACATGTTGAGGTAGCGTTTCTGCGACTCCTTGAACATGTCCCAAATGCCTTCGCGCTTCGCTGAATCCGCCTGGCTCCTAGCATACCGGCTGTCGATGTCCTTGGAGCGGGCCTCAAACTCAGCATTGGCTGAGGCGCGGAACCCCTTAATCTCGTCCGACATACCGCTGAACGGATTGAGGCGCGCGATCATCTGGGCAGCGAATAGGACGTTATTAGAGAGGAACCGAGCTAACTCCCAGAACGCTTTCAGCAGAGTGAGGGCCCACGTTGGCAGTTCAATCCGATTCAGCAGCATGTCGGCAATCTCTTTGCCCTTGTTCCACAACGTGTCCACGGCGGCGGCGATGTAGCTGGCGAATTTCAGGCCCATGTTGGTCGCGCCTTCGGACCCGATGAACGCCGTGAGCTTGTCCAGGGCGCTGAGCAGTTGCGGCATCAGCTTGTCACCAATGCGCGCCAGCAGTTGATTCCAGGCGTCCTTGAGGTTGGAGAGCTTACCTGTGAGGGTACTCATCTGAGCCGCCATGCCGCCTCCGAACCGGGCATCCATACCGTTCAGCAGCGCGTTGATGACGGGCTGTGCCGCCAGGCCAAGCTCACCGATGCGCTTCATCTGGTTTCCGGTCAAGTGGAACTTCTGCTGTAGGATGTCGAACACCGGGATTCCGGCCTCGGCTAGCACGCGCAAATCCTCCATGGACGCCTTGCCGATATTCTTCATCTGAGCGAGCTGCATGGTGATCCGGCGCACGCCGTCCGCCCCGAGCCCCAACGCGCTGGCCGCGTCCCCGATGGTGCCGAGGTCGCGCTTGGCGTCCAGGCCCAGCGCCTTCATGGTCGTCATGGCGTCTACAACGTCGGTCAACTCAAACGGCGTCTTCTTGGCGAAGTCCGTAGCCCAGGCAAATGCATCCTTGCCCGCCTTAGCGCTTCCCATGACGGAATTGAGGCGCACCTGAAGGGTCTGGAACTGCCCGGCCACGTTGATGGCGCCCATGGTCAGTGCGGTCATCCCGCCAATGGCCGCCGCTCCGATGCCGGCCATTGCAGCCCCCGCTGTCCGCGCCGCGCTACCTAGGCGGTTGAATGCTCCAACCGTTTCCCCATGCCCGCTCGCGCTGAATACGGTTTTCAGTTCCTCGGTCGCCATCGCTATCCCCTCCGCGCGTCTTCCGCTTCCTCGCACTGCTTTTTTGCCACCCAGGCGAGTTCCAGCCAGGCGTCTCCGCTGATGTCAACCTCATCCGGGTGGCGTTTAAGCATCTGCACGGCCATCCTCAACCGTGCAGCGTAGTAGGGTCCGCCTCCAGGCGCGCATCCACGGACTCGATCTTGGCGGTCATCGCCGTATCGGTCAGATCGGCAACCCGTTGCATCAGGCGTCCGCATTCACTGGCGCGCGAGCACAGCAGGCGCACAGCCTCAGGGAACGTCAACGGCGGATCAACGACAGCGGCCACGAGCTGCAACGCCGCAGCGGCCGTGTCCTCCGTGAGGCTCACCGGCTGACCGCGCACGATGATGGGCTGCGCTCCGGCTCCGGAGTAGAGCACTTTCATGTCCTTGGCGCGCTTCGGCAACAGCGTGATGAGGTTGTAATCGTCAATGCCCTTGATCGTCACAGCGGGGCCGTCAGCAAACTGAAACGCCTCGGTAACGGCGCCGGACTCGCATCTATCCAGGTACTCGGTCCAACTCATACGCCTACGATCCTCCCTGCATCGAAAGCTGGCCCTGGATGGACAGGCTGACCGTCTCCTTCTGAGCGCCGCCGCCGCCGTGCGTCCAGCCTGCTTCCTCGATCATGCCGGTTCCCTCAAACGTCAGATTGCCGATCTCGATGGAGACGCTCACGTACGCCCGCGCGCGCGCCAGTTCCAGCCAACCGAGCGCCGCCGCCGGGGCCAGGCTGGAGGCCTCCACCAAGCGGCTAGCGGAAATCTTAACGCTGCGTTTGCCCTGCACCGGCCACTGCCAGCCATCCAGCACGGCGTGACCTTCCTCCGTCCCGATGCTCACGTCGATGTCCAGGCTGTCGAACAGCGTCACGGCGTCAAACGCACCGATGGTCAGCGCCGCCACGCTCTTGCCGTAGGCCGTGTCCGCGCCATCCGTGCGGATCGCGGGCGCGCTGGTCGATGTCGTGTGCGCCTCGGTCAACTGCCCGCGCAGCAGAGCGCTCATGCTCTCCGTCGCCACGCCGCCGCCCGATGCGCTGAGTTTCGCGCTGGTGACCAACCATTTGCCGGGGCTCGTGTTCGTGTAGATCGAGCCCTTGGCCGCATGTTGCAGGCTGGCCGTGAACCATGGGTTTTCAGACAACGCCAGAGCGATCAACGGCGCGCCGGTCGTCACGGCGACCTTGGTCATGTCCAGGGTTGCGCTGTTTGGACCAGCGGCCAGCCACTGATCCAAGTCCGCGATGCTGCCCGCGCTCTCCGTGGGAGTGCTGATCTTGAGGCCCGCATCCTGGAGGTACGCGACCAACGGCACGGACACGCTCGCGCTGTCAACAATCGTGGCTATCGCCACATCGACGCCAAACCGGGTATTGGCTACGTTACGCGCCATAGGGTTCCTCCTCCGCCGCAACGGGCGGCTCTACCGGCGCGCCGCCGAAGCCGCCGCCGCTCCCCTCCAGAATCTCAGTCATCGCTGTGTCTCCTCATTGGCTCTGTCCGCCCGATCGTAGCCGCGGCGGTAGGCGTCTCTCAGACCCCTCACGTATCCGCGTTGGAAATTGCCGCCGATCCCCGACATTCCGCTCGCCTTGGCCCGCAGCGACGTGCGGAGGCATTTGCCCCACAGGCCCTTCGTCCGCTTGCGAACGTCTTTCGCGATCGCCTTCATGACGGGCCGCCCCACCATGTGCCCCACCGGTCTCCCGGTTAGGTATCGAGCATGCGGGCTCACGTTCGTCAGCGACCCAGTCAACTCGTTGGCCGTGAACCGTTGATGGAACCTCCACCCCGCGTAGAAGTCCCCGCTCTGGTAGTTGATCCGCGCCGGGAAACCCGTCCCTATGCGCCCCGCGTACTTCATGCGGGTGGACAGTCGGCCGGTCTTCTGGCTGTAGGACATCACCACCGAGGCATTCCGCCGCGCGTAGGGATGACCCTTGCGCGTCAACTGCCACTGCTCGTAGGGGCCATCGCTCCACCATCGAGCCCGCTCCATCGCCACCTCGCGCACCTCGCGCATCGTGGCGCGCACGCTGCGCGTCAGCTCGGCGCCCTTGGCCCGCATGTTCGCCTCGTACTGCCCGGCGTTCGTGGAAACGGAGATCCTCACGCGCAAAGCACCTCAACGCTAACGTGTCCAGCGCACCAATTGTTGTCGCCGGAGAGGAAGACGTGTCCGTACTCGTCAGATCCACCCTCTCCAAAACTCGTCACATGACTCCAGACCACGGGCAAGCCCTCGCGCCAAGCGGATCGCACGGGGCCCGCATCGCCAAGCGCCTCGGACAGCGCGTCCAACCTGTCGCGCACCTGGCCCATGGCCTCGCTGCCCATCGCGCGCTGCCGAACGTAATAGAAGTCGATGGGGATCAGGACGGGCTGATCCAACACGGCAAGCCCCACGGACGCGGGATCCTCAATCCGCTCACACTCGCCGACCTTGTAGGCGCCGAATTCGCGCGGCTGATCCTGCAACTCAGGTCCGTTCCCGGCCTCCGAGAGCGATTCCACGCCAAGAGCCTCCGCCGCCGCCTTGCGGATCGCCTCAATGATCACTGTGCGGCTAACCATTGAGCGCTCCCTCGTTCACGATCTCCGCCGGGCCCGGCCGCTGAAGCTGCAGCGATGCCTCGTAGTGCCCGCCGGCAGCCGGCTGCACGGGCTCCGTCTCCACCCGCCAGACCTTGCGGCTAGCGGTCGCCAGCATATCGCCCACGTGCAGTGCGCTCCCGTCCTCGGCCTTCAGGTAGACGGTTGCCATCGCCGAAGCGATCGGACCCCCGGCCAGCATCGTCGCCTCCTTGGCGGTGTGTTCCACCAGGACGGCCGTGATGTCGCTCGTCTTGATCCACTCCGGGTCATCGACGCCGGCGGTCGCGTTGGCAGACCGGGACGGTCCCCACAGGGCCAGGGCAACGCCCCTGCGGGCTATGGCGCGCTCGATCATTCCCACCTGGCCACCGCCTCGGACAGGGAGCGCACAAGCTCCGCAAAACTGTAGATGCCCACCTCTTCGGCGCGCCGCGTGCGGCCGGAGACCTGGAATGGGTTGAACGTCGAAAGCGCAGCGGTCGCCGTCTGGAGGACGGAGATGCGGGCCAGCGCCGCCTCCGCCTGATCGGCCCACTTCGTGGCGTTCATGTCATCCGGCTTGCGGAAACTCTCTTTGAGGCCGCCCTGTTCGCTCGACGCCAGGCCGCCGGAGCGGTTCAGCTCAACGGCGGGCTCCAGGCGGATGCAGGAGATGAGCGCCAGCGCCTCGGCGAAGTGGTCGCCGTCCGTGGGCGTATCGACGCCGCCCGAAGGCTCTGCCAGGTCAACGGGCCCGCCGATCCCGGGCAGCCGCGCGAACAGCTCCGTCATCACCGAGTTCATCTCGGCGACGAGGACCGAATCGGGCAGCAGGGTCGTATCGGCCGCCAGACGGTACCGGACGACCGGTATAGCCAACGCCGTGATGGCGGCCGATGACGACATGGTTACTGGGCCTCGCCTTCGGGCTGCTTGGACGCCGATTCCTGCCCCTCAGCGGGCTTATCCGCGGGCTGGGCGTTCTTGCCCGTCTCCTTGCCCGCCTTGGCCCCTTTGATCCCACCCTCGGCATCGGCGATGAAGTCCAGGTCCTCAACGCAGATGGCGCTGCGCCCCCGGATCGTCACGCCCTCGCCCGCCTTGATAGCGGCCTTAGCCTCTTCGTATTCCGTCTTGGTCATTCGTCTTGTCTCCCCAGGCGGTGGGCCTCGCCTTGCGGTCCGGCCCACCCTGGCGCTTCGTCGGCCTAGTTGCTGGTCGTGAGCTTCACGAGCACCTTCGGCCGGGTGCAGATGCTGAGCGGGTTGGTCTGGGTCTCCAGCAGCACGAACTTGTTCATGCCGCTCGGATCCTGGCCGATCTTCGCATAGCGCGGCAGGCCGATGGTGTTGGCGGTTTCCACGTAGTCGGCGGGCGCGAACGCCGTCTGGAAGAGGCCCGGGACGCCCACCGGGAACGCGTGGGCTTCGGCGTCGGCCACGAAACCAACGCTGCCCACCTTGCCCCGGTACTGCTCGAAGACCATGCCGCCGAACTGGAAGCCCTTGTAGCGGAGGTCCTCGCGCAACGGGTTCATGTTCTGGCCGGTCTGCTCGAAGTACTTGAAGGCGTCCTTCACCGCCGTGTGGCTGATGAAGGACTTCCAGAAGGTCTTGCCGCAGAAGACGTGGATGTGGTCGTACACGCCCGCGCCCAGCTCGTCCTCGATGACGCCGGCGGTATCGGTGCACTTGCCGATGATGTCGGTGGTGGTGGTCCCGAGCACGAAGTCCGTGGTGGACTGGGTGACGCCGAACTCGGTGAACAGGTTGTAGATGACAGTGCTGCCATTGGAGTCGTAGATGACGCCCTTGATGGCGCCGATGCGGCCGTACTCCAACGTTGCATCGAGGGCGGTGGTCATGCGCTGCATGCGCTGGTTGATCGTCGCCTGGGCTCCGGAGAGCCCTGCCCCCTGCCCGAATGCGCGTACGTTCTGCAACTCGTCCGCCTTAACGGTATCCTGCACCGGAAGGTGAGGAATCGTGAGGGTTCGCATGGTGCGCTTGTCGGGCGTGTTCTGCGGGACGACCGCCCCGCGCGCCGTGTTTGGAATCAGCGCGATGGTTCCGGCCAACTCCTCCAGTGCGATCGACGTGGTGGGCACGCCGCTCTCCTCGAAGATTCCGAGGCGGCCGGCGCGGCCGGGGACGAACGGCATCTTGTTGATGGCCGCCGTCAGGGAGATCACGCTGAACGCGTCACTCCCGAAGACATCCAGAATCGGATCCATTGTCTCGTTTCTCTCCTTGCCGTTCGTCCGGCCGTTGGTTATACGCCGGTCCGCGCGAAGATGGTTGCCGTCGCCAGAGACGCGAGACCGGTGGTGATCTGGCCGGCGGTGGCGCTGCCCCAGTTCAGCTCGGAAGCGTTGACCTCGGCATAGCGCATGATGACGACGCAACTGGCGTCAGCCGAGGTCGCGTCCACTTTCCCGTAGGCGATTACGGCTGCTGTCTGACTGCCATCAGACGCTCCGGGAGCGAACGGGGTGTATTTGCCGCCCGTGGTGATCTTACCGAGCACCATTCCGGGTGTAATGACGCCGGCGCCGGACACGATGGTGACCGTCTCCCGGCTGATGGTTCCGTTCCCCTCGCTGACGATGAACTCGCCGGGGAACCTGCCCTCGGTCTTTGCCATAACCTACTTGCCTCCCGCGGCCGTGGCCGCCCTGCGATCGTCGTAGATCGCATTCGGTTCGAGGTCCGGTTTCGCGTTGAGCGTACCGGCCTCATTGCCAGCGCCCGGGAGGGCCCTGGCGGTGGTCTGGCGCTCGGCGCCCTTGTCCGGCGTGATGCCGAGCTTGGCGTCCGCCATCTCGTTGTAGAGGCCGGCGGCGAGCGTCGCATCCTCGAACGAGGCGGAGCCAAGCGCCTTGTACCGGTCGTCCTTCGCGGCGTCCTGCCCCTTGGCGCGGACATAGGCCGCTTGGGCCGCTTCCCGCGTCTGGGCCAGGTACTTCTCGCCGAGCTTCGCCAGGGCGGCCTGCTCGGCGCTCGCGGCCACTATGGTTCCAGCCGCCAGCGTTGCGGTCGCCGTGGCGTCCGTCCCGCCCTCGTCCTCGTCGCCATCCTCGCCGTTGAGCAGCGCGAGGAAGCGCTGTTTGAACGTCATCCCGTTTTCCTCCCTTGCGCCACGCGTGGGCGCTGTCTCTGGCCTGTCCGGGTTGTACGCCCGCAGGCGGTTCAGGGCCTGGTCGAACGAGCCGATCCCGTCCACCAGGCCGGCCTTCAGGGCCTTGCGGCCCACGAACACGCGTCCGTCGTTGGCGCCCGCGAGCTGCTGGGCGTTCATCTTGCGGCCGCCCATGACCCCGCCCTCGAACTGGGCGTTGATGTCGTCCACCATGCCCTGGATCTCGGAGAGCTGTTCGTCGGTCACCGGCGCGCCCGCCACGCCCGCGCCCTTGTGCGTTCCGGCGCGGATGACATGGACCTTCACGCCCTTGCTCTCGGCGTAGGCCGACTGGTCGACCACCGTCGTGTAGGTGCCGATGGATCCGACGATGGAGGTGCGGCCGGTGTCGATCCGGGTGGCCTGGCTCGCCACCCAGTAGGCGGCGGAACAGCCCTGCCCGTCGATGTAGGCGCAGGTGGGCTTCTTCTTCGCGGCGGCCGCCACGTCGTCGGCCAACGCCGCGGTCCCGTCAACCGATCCGCCCGGGCTGTCCACGTTGAGGAGGATCGCCTTGACGTCGGGATCCGCCGCGGCCTGCCGGATGGAGCGGCGCAGCGCCACCGTGGAGGTTCCTCCGAACATCGCCTGGAAGGAGTTGAGGCCCTTGGTCATCGGGCCGGTGAGCTGAAGGATCGCCACGCCGTCGACCACCTCGTAGGGCTTGGCGTCCGCGGCTGGGTCCACGGTTCCGCGAGCGGCCTGCGCTGCCTCCCAGGCGGCCATATGAGCGGACCAATCGACGCGCGATAGCCGCGCCTCGGCGATGGCCGCGTAGCGCTCCTCGATGGCCCAGGGGCCGGACAGCACGCCTACCGCGCTCGGGTGGATCACCAGGTTGTCCATATACGGGACCTCCAAAACGACAAACGGCGCCTGCCCCCTCAGTAGGGGCAGGCGCCGGGTCAAACCTCTGGCGCATCAAGCGCTATGTCTCTGGCTCTATCGTATCACACGGCACGCCTGTTCGTCAACGGCGCTCGCTCCCTCCTCTAGGTCCGGCCAAAGAGGAATGGGAGGACGCACCACGCCACGAACAGCGGCGCCATCGCTGTAACCATCAACAATGGCCCGACGGAGTAGAGCGTGATAGGAACCGCATTGCACTGCAGTTCGGGGATTGGCGGAGACGCAGACCCGTCTTCCGTGAGCCGATCCAGAGTCAGGATCGTAGCTCCGATCGTAATCATCTGTTTTCTGGCCACAAGCGTCACCCAAATCCCTAGCACGTTGTGCAGCGCGAACACCAAGGCGACGAGGCTGACCAGCGAATGCTGGGCATGAGAGTCTGCCGACGGTTTAGCTAACCAGCCCATGCTGGCGTAGTTGACCGTTATGAAAAAGGTAAACCACGCAACCAAGGTCTGAAATATGTGGCGAGCGTAGTCGTGAAACTGCTTAACCTTGGCATCCGCGGAGACGATCTGACGTTCAGTCAGCTTAGGCACTGTTCGAGGCCCCTCCCTCAGCCACCCCGGATGGGAGCACGATCGCGGCGTGGCGGTATCGTTGGATGTTACCACCAGCACAGTCACTCCTTCCAGGCCTTACAGGACTCGCTATGGGACTAACGATACGCCAGCGTGCACTTGCAGTTGGAGAGACAGGTCAGGCTTCCAATCTCCGGCAGGGTCCCGATGGGCGCCCAGTAGCCGGCGGCCAGCACGCACTCGTCACAACTCTCCAGGGCGTTTAGGAGCCGCATCTCCTCGGCGCTTCCGGCGTCCTTCTCCATCTGCCGGCGCATCGCTTCATGCGTCCCACGGGCGGCCTCGGCGTACATCTGGGCGCGGCGGGCGAAACGCGCCCCCATCGGCTGCTCTCCGCTCTCCAACTGCTGGGCGAAACGGCGGAGGTATCGGTACTGATCCGGCATGCGCTGCCCGATGCGGCCGTAGTCCGCGTGGGTCATTTGGGCCCAGCCGCCCCGGGCTGATGCGCCGGCCGCCACGTGCAGCTCGCGCATAGCCTCACGCATACCGGTCTGCCACTGCTCGATGGTGATGGACCGGGCCTCCAGACGGCCGCATAGCTCGCCCATGCGGCCGGCCAGCGCGTCGATGGCGCGGTCCACCTCGGCCCTCACGCGGGCCGGGTCCACCACGCGGCCTTGGCGGGTCACGTAGCGGCGCCGGTCGGTGTCCCACAGGTACTTGGAGTGTCGATTCGGGACCAGTGGCACGGCTACGCCTCCTCCGCGTCCAGCAGGTCGGCGAACTCTGGAGAAGCCGACTGCCGCCACAGCTCCGCGGCGGACTCCGCGGCCTCCATCATCGCCTCGGGCGTGGACATCGCCGCGATCTCCTCGTCCGTCCAGTTGATCGCCTTCCCGCGCGGCCGTTTGCCCGCGTCGCCGGCGGCCTCGAAGCCCCTGGCGAACGCCGCGCCCACGTCGGGGAACCCGCCGTCACTGCCTGTTGTCGAACGTGACATCGTACGTCGCCCGCTCCTTCCTGATCCTCGCCTGCTCCTTGGGGTCGGTGATCCCCATGACCCGCCATGCATGCTCCCACGACGTGGCCTTGGCGAGTTGCTCCACCTCTCTCCACTGTAGCCCGGCGGCCTTCGCCACGTCCGGCTGCTGGCCCTGGGGGGGCTGTCCCTGCGGCTGGCTATCAAAGGCTCCTGCCTTGGATTTGTCGGCCATCCCGGAGCCCGTCATGCGCCGCGCGAACTCGTCCGGGGTAATCGCACCCAGCCTCACAAGCTCCTTGTTCACGTTGAGCCGGATCTGGTCGGTCTGAGCCTCCACCAGCGCGTCGGTAGTCCGGATCGCCTCGTAGACGGCCTTGGCCTTGGCGGGGTTGCCCAGCAGGCGCAGATGAAGGTTCGCGGCCCACACGATGACCGAGACGGCCGTGGCTCGCAACTGCTCCAGGATCAGGGCCTGCACGGCGAACTGCACGGTGGCCTGCGTCTCGGTGGTGGAGTCGTTGATCCCGAGGAAGATGGGAAGCGTCTTGAGGCTCTGGGTGAGGCGACGCGCGAACACGTCCATCACGGCCGTGTTGTTGCCAAACCCGCGCCCGCCCTCCAGGATGTCGATCTTGCCGTTTCCGGGGAGGAAGAGGGTGTCGTCGGCCTTCATGTCGTCGGCCTTCTCCACGAACTCAGCATACCGCGCCATGCCCCACTCGGTGGCCTTCTCGGCCGTCATCTTCAGCTTTTCCTTGGCGAACTCGATCAACATCGAGAGGTCGATGGAGAACGCCACGCGCGGCCAGGCCGTATGGTGGAAGGCGTCGCGCAGGTCCTGCATCAGCCTCACGTCGGCGAGGCACTCGTTCAGGGCCGGAGCGTACAGCGCCTCGGCGTACGCCTCGTCCGCGAACTTCGGAAGGTCCGCCCAGTGGAAGGTCTCCGTGTCCAACTCCTTCCACGGGTCGCCGCTCTGCGTCTGCAGCTGGAAGGGGGTCAGCGGGGCGTCTTTCTCCTTCCGGCCAAACCAGACGGTGAGCGAGTCCACGGGCCACAGAGCGGCGACCCCCGTTCCGCTGGGGCCCGGCACGGCCTCCAGGCAGGTCATGCCCGTAAACAGGAGGCTGAGGATGCCGGTGGCCGCCAGCCCCTCGACGCCTCCGATCTCCGAGGGGAGGCCATCGAAGAAGTCTCGGAGGATCTCCGTGGCCTTCGGGTCTTCGGCGTCGTCGCCCTCGCCCTCCGCCGATTCCAGGGTACCCACGATCTTGATGTCGCCCGGCGGGCAGAGCATGCCGAGCACGGAGGATGTCGCCTGGGACAGAGTGGGATGCATGGAACGCAGAAGCATCAGCAGCCGCTGCGGGTTGGCCACGGCCTGCGCCGCCAGGTCGAAGCGGTTCAGCAGGGCATCCGGCCGCTCCAAGCCGCGCCTCGGGATGATCCCCGCCCCGCCCGTGCTATAGGGGCTAAACCCGGTCGGGCTCGTCTGCCGCCCCTGGATCTTTGCTACGTCCGTCATCTCGTTACCTCCGTCCCCGCGTCATGGATGTGATCAGCTCCAGCGGGTTGAATGCCGTCGATTCGCCCGCTCCGAGCGCAAGCTTGTTGAAGGCGCCACTGCTCGCATCCCACTGGTCCTTGTACTTGCCGTTGGGGGCCGTCTCCAGCTCCCCCAGATACGTCTTGTTCCACTCCCCGAGCAGCATCCGCACGTTGCCCGCCTGCACCTGTGCCGCAAACGGCCGTGCCCGCGTCTCCTTGTCGCCCGTCACCAGGTCCTCATGCACGTCGTACCCGGCCAGGTCCTTGATCGAGATCTCGGCAGACTCCTTGCCGCCCGATCCCTGCTCGCGCTCAAACCAGACCTGCACTTCCGTCCCGTCCATGGCCGCCGTCGCCTTCATCACGGACTTCCGGTTGTCGCTGCCCCACTGGCCGCGCACGATGTCGGCGACGTAGTAGATGCCCTCGTACTCACCGAGCAGCGCGCCCACCGTGTAGCAGCCGCCGCCTTCGGTGCCCGCCTTGTCCCAATAGCGCAGGAGCCGGATGCCGGCCGGCAACGCCGTTACGATCTCGATCTTCGCCACCGGGAAGAGCGTGCCGCCCCTCGCGCTGGGCCGTTGCTGCATCTGTCCCGCGTAGCCGGTGGCCCCGAGCCGCTTTAGTTCCGAGGCGAGCACCGCCGGCGTGAACCGCTGGTGGAAGAGCAGCTCCCCCTCCCGCGTTCGCCGATCGTACGATCCGAGCGCCGTGACGCCGCCCTTTACGCAACACGGACATTGGCACTTCAACGGCCGCTCATACTCCATCGGCAGGTTGATGTGCGCCCAACCGCCCTCCGCCAGCACATGTCCGCTCCAATCGTCCTCGTGGAGCCGCTGCATGATCCCGACCCGGAGCGAAAGCCGCAGGTCGTTCACCCGGTTGGCGGTCGCGCTGTCCCATTTGTCGATGACCGCCTGGCGCTTTACGTCGCTCTGGGCCTCCTCCGCATCGTGCGGATCGTCCACTACCAGGGCATCCGACCGGTCGCCCGTGATCCGCGACATGATCCCCAACGCCTGCCGGCAGCCGCCCGCGCTGTTGAAGAAGCGGCTGGCGGCGTTCGCGTCATCACGTAGCTCCCAGGCAATCCCGAACGTGTCGCGGTACCAATCGCTCTCCAGCAGGTCCTTGCAATACATCGCATCGCGCTGGGCAACGCGCGGGTTGGCGGAGAGGAACGCCCACCGGAACTGCGGCCATTTCAGCCACACCCAGGCCGGCCACATGACGCTGACGACGCGGCTCTTGGCCGTTCCCGGCGGTATGTTGATGACCAGGTTCTGGAGCGGGTTCTCGGCGTCCTCGTCCTTCTTCTGCCGCGCCCACCCCTCCACCGCCGCCTGCAGGTGGTCGCAGAGCACGTCGATGTGCCAGTTGTCCTGGAGCGGGGTATCCGGTTCCAGTACGTGCCACGCCTGCCGCACGAAGTGCCGGAACCGGCGCCGCGCCTTTGCCGCCTTAACCTCCCTGTTTGTCGGCGCGCCCTTCGGCGATGGCCGTGAGGCGGTCCAGCTCATCAAGCTCCTCGTCCGTCAGGGCGTCGTAATCGGGTTCGCCGGCCCTGCTGTGCGCCACGACGTGCTTCTCCACCCGGCCGCCGGTCTCGGCGGCGGCGGCCTGCTCCAACTTGTCCCATGCGGACAGCAGCCCGGTATCCAGGGCGAACTCCTCGACTTCCACCGTCACCTTCGTCGGCGTGATGCTGACGGTCGCCGAGATCTGCGCCGCGAGCTGCTCGGAGACCATGGCGGCAAACTCATCGGCGCTCGGCGTGTCGCCGTCCTCGATGTACGGTGCTGCGAGTTCAGGGGCTTCGTAGACCTTGACGATGGCGACCTTGCGCACCATCAGGCCGGTGTCCCCTCCCTGGCTGGCGGGAACGCTCCCGCTCTGCGCCCTGGCCCGGACGATCTGTTTCAGGAGGCCGCGCCGCCAGTCAATGTCGAGGAGTCGTTGCTCGCGCAGGGCGATGCCGGTGGCCACGGCGTTGGCGCGCAGCTCATCGCGGATGCGGTCCACCTCGTCCGCGAACTCCGTTCGGCGCTTCCACCCGTACAGCGTGCGCACGGAGACGCCTATCTGGGCGGCGATCCGCTCATCGCTCAGGTGATCGGCGGCGACCAGGGCCGCGGCGGCCACCTGCTTTCCTGTTAGATGAACCGGTCTCTTTCCCCTGCAATTTCCTGCAACGCTTTCCATCTGCACGCTCGATCCCGCCCCCAAAACCACGAACGGCGCGCCCCTCCCGAATGGGAAGAACGCGCCGGGTCAAACCTCTGGCGCTGACCTACCTATGTCTCTGGCCTCATCCTACCACGCTGGCGGGCAAGCCGTCTAGCCGCGATGCCGGCGGAACAGCACGGGGTCCACTCCCCGGTACTGCCGAACGGTCTCAACGGAGCCCTTCACCACCTGCAATTCCACCCTCACCGTCTCCCCGCACTCGACGGCGAGCGCCAACCGCTCACGCACAAGCGCCGTCACCACGTCGATATCTGCCTCCAGATCCTTGCGATCCCTCCGGTCCCTATCCATGCCCGCTCCCTCTGACGCCATCGCCTCGCTCAGCGCCTGTCGTTGTACTCCCCGCGTCCTGCTCAGTACCGCCCCCTCCCCTCCTCGCACCAATCAGCTAGGCTGGCCAGCGGCAGCGCCACGAACAGCAGCAACGCGGCCAGCAGCGTCGCGGCAGCCTGGAGCGGGGCCAGTGCGTAGTAGACTGGTCGTGTCATCGCCAGTCCCTTCGCTCTCCGGGCGTACGACGCGGTGCCCAACCCGGAACGCTTCGGTACACCACCGGGTGATGCCGCGCGTTGGCGTGCCGTATCCCATGGGCCATTCCATCGGTAATGCCGAGATCGGTGTAGACGACCGTGGCATCGGAGCGGTAGCGCCACTCAAACCCTGCCGTTATGCCTTGCATGCGCTCGACAGGATCGTCGTCGTTCAGCACACCAGGCTGCGTGTAGAGACCGTGGGACGCATAGGGTGATTCACCCCGCATCAGGCAGTCACGCATTGCGGCGCGCAGGTAGCGCAAGTTCATCTCAACGTCGCCGGCGTACGGCGATTCGATCACGACTAGCCTCACCCTCTCCCTCCTTTCTGCACCCGCTCCATCACCCGGGCCGCCACATCCGCGGGGACCGGCCAGAGCCCCTGCGCCCCTCGGCACGGCACGGGCTCGGGGAGTGCCCGCACGTTGGACAGCACCCAGCCGACCGGTCCACAGAACCATGGGCGCTGGTCGGCCGTGACGTCGAACGGGTTGGTTACGAAGTCGTCCACCTGGGCGACGGCCACGATGGCGCCGTGCACGTGGGCGTCGACCAGGCTCTCCCGGTCCAGGAGGCGGAGGATACTCCACTCGTCCGCCTCGTCAAAGCGCAGGCCGGCGTGGATGGCGATCCTCTGCCCGATGGCGCGATCGCTCTTCCAGACCCGGTTCTCGATGCGCTTGCCGCCGTGCGCGATGGCGGCGGCCCACGGCTGGATCAGGGTGAGGCCGTACATCATCGGCGCGCCCCCTTGCCGTACTTCGCCCGGAAGACCTCCGTGCACGGGCGGCCGACATCGTTGCACGTGCGGTAGCAGCACGGCCCGGAAACGCCGTCCAGGCTCCACCAGTCGCCAACCTTTGGTGATCCACACAGCACGCAGTGCGTGGCGTCTCCGGCGGCGTACTCCGAGGCCTCCAGAGCGGCGAGGAGGTTGGCGGCCTTGCCCTCTCCGCGCCACTGCCAGCGCCACCATCTCAGCGTCATGCGGGGCTCCCCCCTCAGCCAGTGCACGAGCTGCACGAGGGCCTGCGTGTGGGTGCCGCCGCATCCGTGGTTTCCCCACTCGCCGCACGCCGGCCACAGCCCATCGGGGCGGATAATGCAGGGGGAACGCTCGAAGCTCCCGTAGGGGATAGCGCTGCGGTCTGTCGTCAGGAACAGGCGGCCGGCGCGCCTCTCGAACTTGTGCGGCCCGAGGAGCGCCGCGATCGCGTTTACCTGGTCGATGCTGCCGGCGGGACGCTTTCCGCGAAGTCGGTTCTGCGCTGTCACGCTGTCACCTCCGGGAACGCGTGGTGGAGTACTCCATCGAGCAGATCGCCGGCGGCCTTGGCCCCAACGCGCTTTACGATGGCGACAGGGTAGGCGGCCGTCTCGAAGTCGGCGCCGCGCTGAAGAACCTTTCTTGCCAACGGCCTCCATCAGGCCAACCTCGGCATGCACCTCGAAAGGCGCGATCATGTCCTTCGGAGCCACCAGATACAGCTCGTTGCAGAACGGCAGGTAGCCGGGGTACTTGTCGTCACGCACGAAGTCGTTACGGCTCACCTTCACCTCGTAACCAACACTCAACGGGTTGGCCCACGATCGCTTCATGGCCCAGGCATCCATGCGCAGGTGCCCGGTGAACCATGTGGGGCCGCCCTTGCATTCCTCTATGAAAAAGTCCTTGGCGTGTTTCGCGGCCAGCGCGTTCATGATCAGTCCGCTGGTCATCCCTCTCCCCCTTCCCTCAGCGGCCGGACCCAGATCTCGAGTCTCGGTCGCTCGCGGTCGATGGCAATGCGCGGCAGCCTGGTGATGATGCCGATCGCGACCGGGTCCTGCTCGTCCAGGATCCGGTCGTCGGCGATGATGCCGGCGCGCTTCAGCGCGTCCATGGCCGCCTTGGCGCTGGCCGTGGCGTTGTCGGCGTCGCGGTTCCGGAGTACCGGGTGATACCAGAAGAGCTGGACCTCTGCGCGCGGCCAGGGCATGGGGGTTCCGCGCCACTCGTTGCGGACCTGGATGGCCTTCCAGTGGCATAGGTTGCGGTAGCTCTGCACCGCCTCGCGAACGCGGCGCCAGTGATGGCGGCCGTTGGGGGACAGCTCCGCCGGCGGCAAGGTCACCTCTACGCAGACCCCGCCATCGAGGAGCATTGTGGGCTCTTTGGGTTTCTTCAGTCGGAAAGTCATCGGTTCGTCTTCCTGGGCCTCTCAACCAGGCCCATCGTCGCCAGCACCGTATCCAGCAGCCGGACCAGCTCGTTGCACCTGGCCATCGCGGCGGCGAACTCGCCCGCGGAATACTCCGCCCGGATCTCGATGCGGGTCGGGGAGGCCGCCACCGCGCAAACGTGCAGCGGCCTCCCCTGGCTGTCGGCGTATCGTCCGTGCCACAGCACGGCGCCGGCATCGCCATCGCTAGGCATCGCCTTCCTCGCCGGCCTCCAGGATCGCCGCATCTTCCTCGCTGCAGCAGCTCGCGCAGACCTCCTCACGGCGCCACCGCACCTCGCCCTCTCCCCTGTGCTCATCGCAGGGAGCCGCTTCGGTGCAGCCGCACGCCGCGCACTCCCACTCCGGATGGCTGCCCAGATCCTCCGCCGGAATCTCGACAGCGGGCTCCGTGGCGGATTCCTCGGCGACGGCGATCCCGCCTGCCTTGGCCTTCTTGCCCTTGCCAGCGCCCTTCGCGGATGGAGCCGGCGGCGTCCAGCCCGCCTTTTCGTAGAGGGTGAAGGCCTGGGCGTTGTAGCCGGTATCGAAGTCTTCGGGGCTGCCTGTGCCCTCAAGTCGCGCGATATCGTCCAGGGCCACGGTCTGGCCGTTGATGCTGATCGCATCATCTCGCACCATGCGGAAGCCGTAGGCTTCGATCTTTTTGCCGGATGTCGTGAGGACCTTGGGGGAGGACGGAGTCCAGCCGCACTTTCCGGTGAGGAGCTGAAGGAGCTCCTCGACGGTGGTCAGCGCGATCGGAGGATCCGCCCACAGCGGGATAGCTGCCACTCCATGCATGGCCTGGTCATGGTACTCGACGCCGACCTTATCGGCCAGCCAGGTCTTCAGCACCGCGCGCGCCTTCTTAATGCCGTTGATCGGGCGGCAGCGGAATGTGTAGCAAGCCTCCTTCCCGCTCGCGGTGACGGACTTGATGCCGGTATCGTACTGCTTCGAGTTCCAGACGATCAGAACGAAACGCTCTCCGTCGTTGTAGCTGGCCAGCGCCGTGTAGGTGTCGCCTGGCGGCATGGTCAGCTTGTGGCCATCTTCGCGCAGCGGGTGCTTGGCCAGCCAGGCCGCGAGCTGTGACGAGTTGTAGCTGCTGTCGTAACCGCAGGCGGGATTGCAGCAGTGGTAGCGATAGACGAGGCTGTCCGCGCCGCCCTCCGCCAACTCGGCCACTGAGTCGCAGTAGGGGCAGGCCGCCCGCGGCGGGACCTTCTGGCGTCCGGTTCCGCCGATGCCCGGCAGGCTCAGCATGGCCTGGTCGGAAGCGCGCAGCAGGAGAGCCGGGATCTTCGAGGCATCCACGCTGATGGTCAGGACCTTCGCGAGCGGGGATCGCCCCACCTGTCCGCTCTCCTCCCACACGGCCGCGGTGACCTTCGCGCACTCGACGGCGGCGCTCTGCGCCATGTTGAATAGCTGTCCGATGACGGTGCGCAGGTCCTCGTTGGGCTCCGTGCGGCGCTGCGTCGGCTGATTCTGATAGTCCAGCACTCCGATGTACTTCATTCGTTCGTCTCGTATCCTTTCCGGCCGCCCCGCACTCTGCAGGGCGGCCCCGTTGCGGCCGGTTACGCGCCGGCGAGCTGCATCCCCGCGTTCCAGACGTCCACCCAGGCGCCGACCGCCGCGGCCGATCCGCCCTGGGCGGTTCCCAGGTCCAGAAACTCGCGCAGGTCGAGCCAGACGGCGGCGAACGCATCCAGGTCCATGGCTCCGGCGCCCGCGTCGAGCTCGGCTCGCTCGACCGTTTCGCGCGCTGCCGCCCTCTCAGCGACCCGCTCCACCAGCTCGTCAATCACCCGTCCGGCGTCGCGCCGCTCGGTGTCCACGTGGCCGGCATACTCACCGTTCACATAGAACGGCTCAAGCACATGGCCCTCCGGCTCCGCTTCCTCGGCGAAGAACGGCGGCGGGTCGAGCGGAACCGCCTCGAGAGCGGCCGGGATCTCCGCCGCCGGCGTCTCCTCCGAGGCCTCGCCCGCGCTCAACTGGGGCGCGATCGCGGGCGTTTCCGCCGGAGTCTCCATCTCGAGGGCGACGGCGGCGCACGGTTTCGGCTGCTCATCGATGGCGATAGGCTCGGCCTCAATGGCGGCGATCTCCGCTGGCGCGATCGGAGCGTCCGTCTTCCTCCGTTCCTCGGCTGCGACCCGCTCTTGCTCCTCCCGGATGCGCCTGTCGCGCATCGTGGCCGCGGCCCTCGCCCTAGCCACCTGAGCGGCATTGACCTCGATCTCGCATTTGCCATCGCGGACCCGATCGGCTACCGCCTTTGCATCGGCGCTGTCCGGCGCGATCGCCGTTGAGCAGCCCGGGCAGGTGATAGGCGAGGCGCCCACTAAGTAGCTCGGAACGTCCACCGGACCGCCGCATTTGCAGCACGCCTGCCCGTTGGGGGCTACAGGGTTCGCTGGAGGCTGGGCAGACGCGGCCGGCCGTCCGTGTTGCGTCGGCAACGGGATCGGCGGGATGGGCGAGGCTTCGGCGGGCGTGCGCTTCGCGCCCTTGGCCGGAGCCATGTGCGCCGGGTTGACGCACTTCGGTTCACCGCACGTCCGCGTCAGGCGGATCCCGGCCAGTTCAGGACGCAGCGCCTGGGCCAGCTTCGTGGCGACCGCCTGCGGCTTCCCGTCGCACGGGCGTCTTCGTGCTGTACGGTCCCGTCCAGATCAGGCATTCGCCCTCGTGGCGCGTATGGTCGGCCAGTAACGTTTTAGCCTGCTCTTTGTTCATTGCTTCACCCCGGCCGCCATCATGCGGCAGTAGTCGCACCCGCACTTCCCGCCCTCAAGGCCGGTTGCCGCGGCCTTCGCGGCGACTGCGGCGGCCTGGGAGATCGCTCCCTCGACGGCCCTGGAGGCGATGGTTTCCGCGGCTATCCTGCCATCGCGAATCGCCGTCAGCGTGTCGCTCGTGAACTGCAGGACGCACGGACCGCCGGGCGTCATCACCAGCGCGCCGAGCTCCTTCAGGTCCGCTTGCATCGCCATCTTGCGCAGGCCGTTCGACAGATCGGAGATGGTCTCCGCGTTCGGTCCGCTCCGCCAGGACTCGTCAGCCGGGACCGGCTCCGCCTTTGCGGCCTCGATGGCCGCGATCTCCGCCTGTGCTGCTTCCACCAGAGCGTCCACCGGGCGTGGATGCCCGCGTTTCACACAGTCGATCACACGTCTCAACCACGTGCTTTTCATGCGTTTCTCGCCTCTCTCCCGGCGCTGAAGCCGGGCTCGTATCCCGCTGCCCGCAGGTTGCGGGCCTTTGCCGCCGCCAACTCCTCTGGGTCCGGCGGGACGGCCGCCTCCGGACCTCTCCGGCGCTCCGGGACGATCCCGCGCCGGCGCAACTCGTCGCCGATCCGCCTGCAGTCCCGCTGAGTGAGCGAGTACTCCACGGGGGCCGGCCGATAGCGGCGGATGTTCTCCTGCAGCCGCGCTGCGTCGCACAGCCGGCACCGGCATTCGGCGACCGTCCGCTTCGACGTCTCACCAGCGGGCGGCTCGCGGAAGTACGGCCGGTGCGCGATCGCCGCCGGCGTCTGGCACGCCTCGCACTCGCACCCGTCTCCATGGCCCAGGGCGACGCCTCCCATGAACCAGGTCCTCACGGGGAGCATCACACGTCCCGTGTCGTTACACGCCGGGCACTCCACCAGCAGGGGGTTCTGGTCAGACATGGCCCTGCTCCTCCTTCCACGAGTTGAAATCAAGTACGGGGAGCGGCGGGCGGCCGAAGACGTCGCGCCTCTGGATGTTCTGGGTCTCCCGGTCGCCGAGATAGCTCTCATACTCCCGGCGGAGATGGGCATCACGGTCAACCGGAGTGGCTGGCCCGCGCATCTCGGTGAGGACCGGAGCGCCGGCCTCCTTCCGGCGGGTCTCCTGGCGGCGCCACCACAGGCGGAGCTGGTTGGCCCAATCGGTGACCCCGGCCGGATGGCCGGAGTAGAGCTGGAAGTTGAGGAAGTCGTCGCGGAGGTCCTCCTCCGCCAGGCGGGGGCAGTTGGCCAGCCCCCAGGCCAGGAGGTCATCGGTCAGCTTCAGGTCTTCGATCCGCGAGATCCGGACCGTTTCAGATGATTCGGAGGGAGGGGGTTCCGAGGGGTTTGGACGAGCCTCTCTCTCTCCGGATGTCTGGTTATAACTGGGTCTTGTTACATGGGTCTTGTTCATTTCCTTATATAGCGGCGCACCAGGGCCTATAGGGTGTAGGTCCTGTGCCGCCACCCCTATAGGCCCTGTGCCCATAGGGTGTAGGTCCTGTGCCGCCACCCCTATAGGCCCTGTGCCTATAGGGGGAGTGTCGCCATCACAACCGGGATAGCGGTCCTGTGCCGCCACCTCTGGCGGTTTCGGCCTATCAGTCTCGGGGCTGGATGTGACCGCCTGACGGCTCCGCGGGCGGACAATGGGAGGCGCGTCTTCGTCCACATCGCCCATCGCCAGGCTCGGATGGAAGAGGATGCTGAAACCGTTGCTGGAATTGGCCCCCGTGTCATCCAAACGGCGCTCGCGGGAGATCAGCTCGTTGGCCTCCAGGGTGTCAATGGCGCGCTGAACAGTCCTCCGGTCCAGCTTCAGCTCGCGCCCCAGCCTGGCGTAGCTCGGGAAGCACGTTCGACCGTCGTTGTCGGCGTGGCGCGCAAGTCCGCAGTACACGCCCATGACGATGCAGCCCAGCTCGCGCCAATACCGGTCGTAGACGTAGTTGTGCGCCCAGAAGAAGCCAGGGCGCCTGTGGTTAGGCCTGTCTGCCACTTGCCGCCTCCGCGTCATCAGCCTGGTCTTCAAGGGGGAGGGCATACTGGTTCGACAGGGACCCGCCATCCTCGCCCGTCCGGATGGTCTTGCGCGCGAGGCCAAGGGCCTCCAGGGTCCGCATCGCCCGAATAACCGTCCCGCGATCCACGCCCAGTTCGCGGCCGATCTCGGCGAAGCTGGGCGCGCTGACGCGGGACATCGGATCCCAATGGCGGACCAGGGCAACGTACACGACCAGCTCCGTGCTGGTCAACCTCAACGCGAAGCCGTCATAAAGCCGCCTGCTGATTGCGATTCGGCCTGACCGCCCGCTATCGCTCGTCTGTTGTGCCACTCTCTTGCCTCCAGGAGCCCGCCCAGGCGCTTTCGCCAGGGCGGGCGGTCTGATTACTCGTCCAGGCTGGCTACCAGCCCGGTATGTGCCCCGCAGCCGCCAGGACGGCCGCGATGAATGCCACTCCGAGAAGCGCCCCAACCGCCATCCACTCCCAGCACGTCGTCTGGGCGCCGTTCAGGTAAGTTCGCTCGAACCAGTTGGTCGCCCGCCGGCGCTCACGTAACTCGCGGGTGAGCCGCCGGCACTTCGACCGCAGCCGTCGCTCGCGCAATTGCGCCATCCGCAGGCGAATGCGGCAGTGGGCGTGCGTTCCGTCCACCATGTCGCTCAGCTTCGCGTCCAGTTCGTCGGTCCAGGCCTGGCTCATCGTTTCGCCTCCGCCAGGCCGAGGGCCTTCCGCGCGTCGGTGACAATGGCCTGGATCGCCTGGTCCTTCGTCTCCGGCCGCCGCGTGGGGCCGAAGTTACTCACCGCGTCGAAGAAGACCGTGAGGGTATCCTCGTCTCCGATCGCGATCTCGCGCACCACGCCCACCAGGCGTCCGTCGATCAGAACGCCGGTCTCTCCCTCCCCGCCAACCGTCTCATAGTCCTTCGCCATATCTCGCCTCCCGGGCGGGTGAGCGTGCTATGATGGCCGTGGGCTCGTATCCCATCGCCAGGGGGCCGTCTCAACCACGGTCCCCTGGCGGCCCGTCCATCCCCTCGCACGCTTCCCGCCCCAAACGGTTTGTATTAGGTCACGCGACCTGCATCGCCGCCGCTGCCGCTTCCGCGCGGATCCGCTTCCAGATCAACGAAGAGCTTCCGACCGGCGTATAGCTGGCGGCCGTCTCCCGGTTGAACAGGTCCGGATACAACGGCCTGGCGCAACAGTGGATCGGCCCCAAGCCCTGAGCGCGGCGCGTCCCGATCTCCCGCTTCGCGCACCTGGCGCAGCGTGCGGCGACCAGCGACATCGGCCGGCCGCAGTCCGGGCAGGCCCGCGCCGTTTTCCGGGCATAGGCCTGGTTGCAGCAGGTTGTGGAGCAGTACGCCTTGTTGCTCGCGCTGGGCGGAGCCAGGTAGGGTTCACCGCAGTGCAGGCGGAGCTTCACGGTCCCCTTCATCGGCGGTACCCCGCGCTGCCGCCGTAGCGGCCGAATGCCGGAGAGCGCTCGCGGATCGTAATCAGCGCAACGCACGGATCCGGCCGGGTCCGCTTCCCCTGGCAGTACAGCTGCCACGCGAGCATCAGGTCCTCTCCGGCGGCGTTCGGCCAGGCGTCCCGCAACGGCCGGGCGCCAGGGCGTTGAACGGCGTTCGCGGCGGCCTGGTCCATCAGGAACCACTGCCGGCGCTGTTCCGCCCACTCTCCGTCCGCCAGGGCCTCTGTGAGCGCGATGGCGAGCGGCGTCCGGTCGAGCCGGTACGTTCCGTCCGCCTGGACGTACTCGCATGCCTCGGCGATGTGCTGCTCGGTGATCCGCAGCTCGATGGTCGTATCCCTCGCCTCTGGCGCTCCCGGAGCCACGTTGGGCAGGGCGGGGGCGGCGTCGATCGTTATGCTCATTGCCAGTCCCCCGGGCAATCCGCCACGTGGGCGGCGGCCCTGTCGAGAGCCCTATGAAGCTCGCGGCGGTCCACGGGCGCCGCGCCGTCCGGTCCGGCCAGGTGCAGCTCGCGGTCGCACATCGGGCAGATGGCCGTCGCGTGGAACGTCGGCTCGTAGACGCCGCCGGCGGCGTCACGGAAGATGACGATCTCGAATCGCTGGGATGGTTCCATGTCATCCGGGTCCCGCACTTCGGCCACCGCGTGCATGGCGTCTCCGTCCTCGCCCCGGATCGTCTGGAAGCTCACAACGGGCGGTTGAACGCCTAGCCGATGCAGCCACGCCGACATGCGGCGGCCGGCCTCCTGGCGCATTGAACGCAGCGCTGAGCGGCGTTTCTGGGCCGCGCGAGCCTTGGGGTCATGCAGCAGGGGGCGGAGACTGGATACCTCCGGTCTTGCGAAAGTCTCGGTCATTGGAATTGACCTCGTGGGGTTGACTAAAATGGACGTGACTAAGCGTCCGTTGAGACCCGCCCGCGAACCCCGTTCCCGGCGGGTCTCTTGGCGTTTTGGGCAACGCCTCTGGCCCCAGGGGCGGGACTCGAACCCGCGACCTCGGAGGGGAAAGGAAACCCTCCGTGCGCTACCGCTGCGCTACCCCAGGTGGTTGGCCGGCGGATGGCCGCCGGCCGGTGAGACTGTTGATCGTGTTCGATGTCCTGCGCGGGCGCGCCATCTGCCCGCTTGCTGGTCAATGCCCGGCATCCTCGCCGGGTCGCTCTCTGGTCGTTCGCCGCTCCCCGCTCCAAACCGCGCCTCGTTGCGCGGCTGGTCATCGCGGGTTAGCGAGCGCGTTTAGCCCGTGGCTTGTTTGGGAATGGGGATTTGGGTTGGATTGTCCCGCCTCCCGTACTGCCTGGTTGGTCGTTGGCCGCACCCCGTTGTGCGGCCCGGTCAAAGGGTCTCAGGATTCTTCCGGCGCGCCGTCACACGCGCCTGGTGGACACAGGAGGGGTCGAACCTCCGTCGCCTACCACCGGGTGGTGCTCTACCAACTGAGCTACGTGTCCATGGCTCCCCCGGCCCGGTCGAACGCCGGGGGAGTTGTCGTTGGGAACGACAAGTTGTTTGTTGTTCGCTAGGTCATCGAGCTCACCCCCTCCCCGCGACTGTCTGCCGGATTGCCCTGACCTGCCCATCTGGGTAGGCGCTCCTTGTCGTGTCGCCCCGCTCTCGTCTCTCGTATGGGCATCGGCGCCGGCGGCGGGAATCGAACCCGCCCGATCAGCCCCACACCTGAAACCGATCTCCTCCAGGCCGGCATACGCACGTCTATTGCACGCTCGCCGGGGCCGGTTGCAACTCCGCTCGGCGTCGTTCCTCGGCTTGCCGCTTCTCTATGCGGTCGCAACCGATGTTGATGAGCGCCTCAAACATGCGATGATCTTCCTCGGTCCAATTGCGTCGCACGAACTGCGTGCGGTTGGTTCTCGGGGTCTTCATCGGGAGGCCTCCTGGTATTTGGCGGCCATTACTCTCGACCAGTCGCCAGAGCGAACCAAGCGGTAGTACACGCGGTTGTAGTCCCAGCCGACCCGATCGCAGTAAGCCCTTGAGGAGGATCCACCGTTGATAGCCCTGATAAGCCGAGCCGCCAGCTGCTTGTCGCTGAGTTCCGTGAGTTGTGTCTTCGTCATAGGTTCGCAGACCGTCTTCCTACAAAACTTGTATGCCACAAGACGCAGTATATCAGCCGCCGCCCAGATTGTACAGATGTTGGAAGGCAATTTATTGTAAATTTGTTGGAAGGAACCTTTGGTCGAGTGGTAACGTATGGGTATCGTCAGCGCCAAGCGCAGGAGGTACCCTTGAGGCTCTTGATGGCGAGCGAAGAAGCTTACTCAGACATAATCCGGGAGGCCATTGAACGCGCTGGAGGACTCAGCGCGCTTTCGCGGTTGCTCTCGCCTGTGGTAGGCAAGACCATATGGGCGTCGCACCTATCGAACCTGCGGGACGGCCTGACGGCCAACGACGTACGGGTTACCAAGGCGTTGGAGAGCATCTATCCTGACCTCGCCGTGCGACTCTATCTCGCGTCCGGCCTTGAGCCGCCGGCCAGGCTTATTGCTCCGCCAGAGTCGGCTAGCCTGGTGGAGGCTATGGAATCCATCGCCGAGTCGCGGGGCATTCCCCCCGCGGAGGTCCTCTCCACTCTCGTGAACGAAGAAGTGAAACGCATCAGCCGGCGCCGCAAGCCAAGCGAGTAGGCCGAAAGCAGCAAACAAAATGCCCGATTGACACCGGACAGAGCAGCCCCGTTGTGCCCACCATGGATGGAAGGCAGCCAACAGAACGCGTGTTCGTAATACCGGGCTGCCCTTTGGAGGCTGTTGTGATCGTTGAAGTTCGCGCCCAAAGCGAGGGCGCCACCCTGATCGTTCCTGCTGTAATCCCCTCCCCCGCTCCGCCAGCCCTGTCTATTAGGCGCATGGCTCTGCTGGTCCTGTTGCGCATGTTCCCTGGCGGCGAGCGTGCCCTTGACGAATACGACGCCGTCTGGCGTTCCCTCTGCTACCCTACCCCTCGGACGGAGCTATGACGGCGGCCATCTACATCCGCGTCTCTACCGTCGAGCAAGAGCGTCACGGCTACTCCCTTGACGCACAGATGGCCAGGTGCCAGGAAGAGGCTACTCGCCTTGGATACAACGTCCCGCCGGAGCATGTCTACCAAGATGTAGAGACGGCCAAAACGGGGCAGGAGCGCCCGGAGCTGGACCGGATGCTCAGGAGCGCCCTGGACGGATCTGTTCAGGCCGTTCTGTTCGTTGCCTGGGACCGTCTCAGTCGTAGCGTCTACGATATGGCGGCCATGGTCCGTCTATTCGAGAAGGCGCACGTCACTGCGATCGCCGTTGCAGAGCCGCTCGACCTCTCCACGCCCCAGGGCGAGGCGATGCTCCATGTTCGGGCCGCATTCGCCCAATTGGAACTGCGGCTGATCAGCCAACGCGTGAAGGCAGCTCACCGCGAGATCTACGACCAGGGCAAATGGCCAGGCGGCACCGTGCCGTATGGCTGGAGCCTGGAGGACGGCCGTCCGGTGCGCAATCCAGTCAGGATCGCGATCTTGCGCCGCATCTTCGACATGTACTCCGCCGGCGTCAGCACCCGAAGGATCGCCGAGATCCTGAGCGCTGAGGGCGTGCCAACTGTCCGCGGCGGTGAGGTCTGGCACATGAACGTGGTCAGGAAGATCCTGAACCACCCTGCATATCGAGGAGCCTTACCCTGGGGTTCACGCGGCGTGCTGGAATGGAAGTGGGGGTCTACTCTCCCGATGGAACTGGTTCAGCAAGTAGACCTGCGACTATCTGTCAATCGAAAGGTGCAGGGCCCACACGGGACGTTCTTCCCATGGCAAGGGCTCTTGGTCTGTGGACGCTGCGGCGAAGGGTTTCATCGCGTCAACATGAAGCGCAGCTGCGGGACCTACGCCTACGTCCGATGCAACGGAGTGGCCTATCCCAATGAAGGGGTACGCTGCAGGGCTCCGATGCTACGGGTAGATGCCCTGGAAGAGATCACCCGGAGGGTCGTCCATGCTACGTCCACAGCGCAGCCCGTGGTTCGACCGGTCAGCCACGACGCTCCAAGCGCCGAGAGGATCTCAGAGATCCAAACTGCGAAGGCGCGGGAAACAGTGATCTACCGCGCGGGACAGATGACAAGCGAGGAATACATCCAGATCATCAGGACGCTGGATGCGGAACTCGCTCTGATAGACGCTCCGGTCTCCGGTCTCACTCCCGAGTTTGCCCGGAATCTGAAGGCTGCATGGCCAGGCCTGAGCATTGGGGAAAAGAACTCGGCGCTCCGGCTGCTCTGCATGCGGCTCACGGTACACGGCCGATACCTTGTGGCGGACCTGCACAATCCCGGCTGGGACAACTGGTTGAAGCACGTCATCACCGTGCGCCCCAAGGCCAAAACACATTTATGA